AGTTAAATCAAAGTTTAACGGTATATCAGCTAATTCATATTTACCACTTTTAACGGCTGCAATTGCTTTTTCAAGTCTATCATTGTCAATTTTAGGCTTTTTCTTTGTTTTAACCTGTTCACCTGATGCGTCCGTGTCTTTGTCGGTAACTAATCCTAAAATTGAACTTAAACAATACCTACGAAAATACGTAACTCCAGAACCGAAACTTTGAAAATCATTCATACCTTTTAATTGTACGTATGGAATTAAAGTATTTGAATCAATCATTTCGCCGCTTTCAACGTGAAATAAAACCGTTTTAAGATAGTTTAATCCGTCTTGTGAGTTAATTAACTGTGTGAATCCTAATCCGTGTTTTTGTAGTAATGGATTTACTTCGCTAAATATTTTTGGTAAATCCGAATATGAGTACCCGTACCCTTGCGTTTCTTTGTGAATTACTTTCACTTCTTGCTGGAACGCCGCCAGACTTTTTAATAAATGTTTCATAATAACTTTGTTTAATTTTCTACAAATATAATCTAAATTTTTAATATAATAATAGTTTTAAAAAAAATACTTAAAATAATTTTAATTGTGCTACGTGGTTGTTTATTCGTTCAACCGCCTTTTCGTAGTATTCTAAATCTAATTCGCAAGCCGTTAGTTCAAACCCATAATCATGGCACGCTATTGCTATTGAGCCACTGCCTAAATGTGTGTCTAAAATTTTATATTCAGGCTTTGCGTATTTGTCTAAAAGCCATTTGTAAATTATAACGGGTTTATGTGTTTTGTGTATTCTTTTTTCGTGTAAACTTAAATTACCTTCAAATATATGTCCATTTGTAAATGATTGTTTACCCTGAAACATTCCACTCCACATAAATCTAAATTGCCTTACTGCCGAATTAAAAGAAGTCCAAGCTAATTCACAATCAGCAAAATCAGAAGTTCCATTACATTTATCCCAAACAAACCAACTTGAACTATTTGCATTTGGTATTAATTCAATAAAATGATTAGCACCAAATATTATTTGATTTTTTGAAATTCTTTGCAATTCAATAAAATATTCTACAGGTGGCGGGTTTTTGTCCCAGTCTTTTATTTCATTATCCGTTTTTACATAACTAATTCTTCCGTTTCTTTTATCTTTTAATTTAGTTATTCCATTTCTATTTTTACTACTTTCTCCTATTCCATAAGGCGGGTCAACAATTGCCAAATCAAAATAGTTATCGGGGTAACGTGCCATTAATAACATATTATCCTCGTTTGTTATTTCTATTTTATCCGTTACTTTCATAAAAATTTCTTTAAACCTTGTGCGCATCTCTCAATTGAATTTGCGCGTTCCTGAAGGCTTGTTATTTGTTCGAGGATAGTTTGCTTACAATCGCTTGTGAAATATCCCTGTGAGTTAGCTATTAAAGGAATTAAGCCATTTGAACGAATGTAATTAACCATTTTGCGTAAACGTACGCCAGTCATTTTGATTTTGTATCCGTTGTTTTGTAGATACTGATTCATCCGTGTTACTATTAATTCGCTTTTAATCGGGTTCGTCTTTTTATATTGTCTAAACCCGTGAATTACTATATTTAGTATTTCCATTTCTTCAGCTGTTAATTCGCTGGTGTGTTCTTCAAACCCCGTAATCATTTGTAAATGTTTTTAATGTTATTCTTTTCAGCATATCTAATTACAAAGTCTTGCGCATCTTCTAACCTTTGACTTGAATAAAGATACTGCCTATTTCTACGAACGTAAAAATAATTATAAACGTAACCGTACTTGTTTTTTACCTTAGTTGGGTAAATCCATTTTACTTTAATTTTCATACTTATTTGTTTTATGTTTGTCAAAAGTAATATAAATTATTAATATAATTCTAATTCCTTACATTTTTTTTTATAAGTTGCTATAATTTCTTTTAGTTCCTCGATCGTGTACTTTCGTGTTTTTGTAGCTTCAGCACTTAAATTCTCAAACTCTTCTATTCCTATTTTCTTTAATAGGTTTTCACGGTAGTAAATTAAGTTACCCGAAAGAAATGTATTACAGTGTTCACATTGTAAATGCACGTTCATTTCATTAAAACGTACCGACCAATGATTATTAGCATTGTAGAAATGTCCAGCGTTCTCTTTTAATGGCTTTTTTTGACACGAAATACAAACGTTCCCGGCATCACGTAAACGAATGTATTTATTAAATACTTGTTGAGCTAATTTTATGTAATCCTGAACGGTCATTAAGTCTAATTTTAACTTCGCTTTTTTCTTTTGCCAGTTCTTTTGTTTTACATCGTTTATCCATTCAGTTACACAATTAGGGTCGAAGCAATTTTTTTGCAAAAACACGGACGGCTCAAAGGGTTGTTTACAGTACTTACATTTTCTTGGCTTCATATTTCACCGCTTATTAACATTTCTAAATGCTTATTCAAACTCTTATTTTCTTGTTTTAGCTTTATGTTTTCAAGTTCTAATTCGTGGTTTCGTCTATTCGTAGCCATCAGCATTTTGTCTACGTGGTTTAAATATTGCACAGCTTCAGCTACTTCAGTTAAACTCTTTTCCATTGATTCAATTAGGTCGGTACGGTGTTCGTGTTTTTCTTTGATGTTGTCTAAACTAAATTTTATCTTCCAGTAAAGTACGTTTAAACCCGCTTTACGTTTTATCATTTCTAACATATTTCTTAATTTAAAATGGCATAGTCATTTCGCCATTTGCGTTTTCAATTGGTTTTAGTTCTTCAAATGCTCCTTGCTTCATTCGTTCACTAAACGAAAGTAATTCTTTTCCGTTTACAATATCAGGATTACGTACCGGAAAACTGTTTGAAACGGGCTTTAATTCGTATTTACTTCGATTAGCGTAAATTTTATTCCCTACAAAATCTTTAATATAATATTGATATTTTTCAACGTCTAAATACATTTTGTAAGTACCGTTTTTTGAAACGCCTTTAGGCTTACTTTTAGCTACTTTTAAATGCACTTCGTTTTCTTGTGCAATACTACCGTCGTTTAAAATTAAACCAGCTGGTGGACGCCACGGAATTAAAACGCTTAACCCTTTTCTAAACCATACTTGACCCCCAGCAAAATCTCTTGCGCTTGGAATAGGATAATAACTTATTTCAGTTCCTTCGTGTGTTTTACCGTGTGTTAAAGGTTGGTCACGTACATGATTAATAATACAGTTGTGTCGTTTCGTCTTTCGGGCGTTTTTACGTGCAAGTCCTAAAATTCTACTTAAATATTTGTCTTCGCGGCCCAAGTCCGAATGTATATACTCTTCAGTAAGTTCGTTCCAAGGGTCTATTGTAGTTGTGTTTATTGTTATTTCTTGTGTGCGTTCAATCTCATCTACTAATTTATAGAAGTTTTCAAGCGTTAAATCTTCATCAATAGGGTCTATTACTATAAAATGATCGTTAATAAACATTTCAGCAGTCACTTGTTCGCCTTGTGTCATGTTGTTTTCGCCTATTGTGTACGGTTTTCCGATATATTTATAGCATAATTCCGCGTAAATTTCCGCAGCGTTACCCGTTTCAGGGGAAAATATTACGTGTTTCCAACCGTGTAAGCAACTCAAATTAATTAAAAACTCAAACCATATTTCAGTTTTACCACTTGCTGGTGCTGCTCCTATATAAGTTGTACACCCTTCTTTTACAGTGTACGGTATTTGGTCAAAAGTCCAACCTATTGATTTACCTCGTACGTTTTTCAGGTTTCTAATATCATTTAGTTGCCCTTGTAAGTCGCTTAATCTTTTATACATAATTAATCAAATATTTGTCTTGGCTGTTTAACTTCAATTTTGCTAATATACGGAAGTGTATTTAAAAGCTTTGTTTTCCAGTTTTTAATTTGTTTGTTGTTTCCGTCTTTCCATTCGTTTACTTTCCAACTTTCGTACTTTAATTTAACTTCATCTTTATTTATATTCGTAACTTGTTCAATAGCAAATTGTAAAAATTCAGAAAATTCAGGTATATATATTTGTTCTTTTGTTTCTTGTTTATTTATACTATCAATGCTTTGAAGTTGCTTTGTCGTATGCTTTATCAATGCTTTATCAAGTGCTTTATCATGTGCTTTATCAAAATTTGATAGGGCAATTATATTACTTGAATACTGGTTTTTGCTTTTTTCAATAAGTTCAATAAAGCCAAATTCAACTAAATCATTCAAAGTATTTATGTAAGTATTATAACTTCTAATTCCGATTGCTTCTTTTGCCATTGTTGTAGGTAAACCAAATTTTTGTTTCCACCCTAAACGGTTGCAATGTTCAATTATAAAAAAATAAAGTGCTGAATGATTAGGGTTTATTCGTTCTGGATTCTCAAAAGTCCAGTCGAACCATTTTCGGCTTAATTCGTAACTATTCATGATTCAAATTTTTCCGTAAGTTTTAAATATTGTGTTAAATCATTTGTTTCTTCAAATGATAAAATAATACTTTCAGGAGCTGTTTCATAAGAATCTAATTCCAAGTATAAACCGCCATCATCTAATCGTTTTACAGTTAATGTAACATCCATTTTTTCAAACAATCCAACCAATTTCATAATTTCCATAATTCAAATTTTTAGCATAAAAAAAACCCTATAAATCCACTGGGTCTCACTTCAGCTTCATTATAGAGTTTTAATAACTTCTTTAAGTTCTATGGTGTGAGACCGAACTGTTTGCAAATATACAAATAATTATTTAATTAAAAATAATTTGCTTCTAAAATTGTTGGAATTAATTCATCAAGTTGGTAAAACTCGTCTTGTTCTTTTATACCGTTAGAATACGTTGCACGGTAATAAGTTAATCCAGTGTCGTAATTCGTTTCTAATATTGCTTTTTTTAATACGTACCTATACATAACTAATCGTTTTCTAAATTTATTCTTTCTATTGTTACTTTTAAATTACTTTTCCAGCTGCGCATTAAGTATTTATACCTTACACACTTTGAAGGCAGTTTAAACCGTGTTAAATTACGTCTTACTTTCATCTTACGCCACGTTTTAAACCTTCAATAAATTGATGTCTTGTTACTACGCTTAACTTGTTTTTAAAGTCAAAGAATTCAAACACGCTACCTTCGTATCCAAAATCTATTTTCTTAGCCTTAGATTGAATAGTAAAGAAATAGTTTATTTCGTCTTTTTCTATTTCAAACGTTTTTATTCCCTGATTTCTAAATACTACCGAGTAGATTGTACCGCCAAACTCCTCACTTTGCACAATAGCAAAAGGCGTACGCGTTAAATACAATTCTTTTAAAGTTATTTCTGTTTTCATTTTTCGTTAAAGTAATTATAAATTAATCCAATTACTATTGCTATAAAACCAACCGCAGCCAGTAATAAAGCCATTTTTGCTTCTTCTGCCATTCTATTCTGATTTAAAGGTTACTTTTAATTACTAATTTTAATTCCCCGTTAATATCGGATTCTACTTCTTCGTGAATTTTATCCACGTACTTTTGGCTAAATTCTATTTCGTGCCATTTATCTGCCGTTAGAATGCTTTTCTTTTGGTTGTGGTATGTTTCTACTCCCGAGCTAATTAACGCGCTTAAATCACTTAAAATAGCTATTAAATCGCCTTTCTCTGTCCATTCGAACGTAACTGTAACTTGCTTTGTCCGTTTTTTCTTAATTCCGTAATTCATTTTGTGTAATTTATTATAGCGTCTAAATAATCATTGTATAGCTTTTCGTTGAAGGAACCGCCTTTATCTTCAGGACAAATTTTAGTTACCCATTTACGCTTTAAATAAGCTACGTTAGGACGGTGAGGAAAATACGTGTTAACCACGTTTTTAATTTTTGACTTCATCTCTTTTATTTTTAGAAATTAATACTAAAGATAAACATAATACGCCAGCACCTAATAATAAATAGCTTTCGTAGTTAGCACCCAACAAAATAATTATTGAGTTAATTAAAATTCCAGTTCGTTTTTTCATAATGCTTGTTTAAATATTTCAACAAATTTAATATAAATAATTAATATAACAACTATCTAAACGAAATATTTTAAAAAAAGTTTCATATAAATAAAAAAAACCCGCTAAGTGTGGGCGACCGTGTTTCACAATCCTTTAACCATAGCGGGTGTATTCTTTTTTTATAGTCCACTTATTCAGCTTGTGAATAAAGGGACTTAACAAAGGTAATAAAAAACCCCTACCGAAATAGGGGTCAATCGTAAATTAAACAAAGCATCGTATGAAATGCGTACAAATATAAAAAATTATTTTCCTACTTTGAAACGTCTTAAAACAAATTTTACTATTCTTTTAGCAATTGCTTTCCACAAAACCCCCTTCGCCTCAACTTTCACCTCAACGCCCTCGGGGGTCTTTTCCACGTGAATATCTATATTCTTTGAATCTAAATTAAATTCTTTGTTTATTTCGTCACGTACTATTTTAATATCTACATTCTTTGTGTCAATATCTACTTTTAAGCTCGTTCCGTCTTTTTCTAAATTCACGTCTAAATTATCCGTGTCAATTGTAATTTTTTTCTTTGCCATTTTTAAAATTCGTTTATTAAACAAGTTGAAATACTTGGGTAATCTTTTGCAAGTTTTACCATTCTTTCGTAATCTGTATTATTATTTAATACTAAACACCCTTCAGACCAACCACCAATTTGAGTAGCTACCTGTTGACTGCCTTTATTATAAGTTGCACCGTGAATATTCATGAAAATATTATTCGTTTTTATTTCAGTAGTGGGATTCGTTTTAAGGTCGTTTGTAAAATCTCTACGATATGGAACACCTTTTATTTGTCTAAGTGCTTCCATTTTGCCTCTGTGAAGTCCGTAAGCGTGTGAGTCATAATTCCAACGATCAAACTCCATTACAGCAGTTCCCTTGTTTCCTTTGTTTGTTGTGCATGAAGTAACAAACTGAAAGACTTCGCTTTTAAAGATATACACTTTATCGTCAAAAACATTATTAGCATCTTCGTTTGAACGTACAAATAATAGCCATATACCAGCTGGAATAAATTTAAACGTAGGTAAACTCTTTGCCTTGTCTAAAAGTTGTTTATCCGTGTAATTCTTTACGTTTGTCATAAATTATTTTTTCGCTAATTTACGATTTTTATTTTCAACTACCGCAACCGTATCATTTTTTACACTTGGTAAAGGTGGTTGTTTTTCTTCAATAGGTTTTCTGTTGTAGTATTCGTTTTTATCTAAACAGTTGTACAAACGTGCTTTAACGTCTTGTACTTCAAAATGCGTATAAGCTAACCATAACGCAAGTACTCCGACCGCGCCTTGTTTTTTTATAACTTCAATAAATTGTGTAACTGGTATCATTTTCATAATTAATTTTCAAAAGGTGGTGGGGTTGGTTTTGGTTCGTAAGGAATCAACTCAAGGTCTTTAACCCAAAGAAAAGACGGATTAACGCATTGCTCCATTTCCTCAACTGATATAACCCAGTTATCTTGAGCATCTTGTATAGGATTAAAATAAGAGTCAGGTGCATACCATTGACCAATTAATTCGTCTTTTTGTACCTCTGTAAGTAACCCTACATAGGTTAACTTTTGTTCTGTTGTTAAATCTGTTAGTTTCATATCTTATAATTAAACTTGGCGTGCCAAGGCTGTGTTGAAATTTTGTACCGCTGTGTAAAAGTTAGCTGCTTCGGTGTCTGTTAAACCGTCACCTATTGAAGCGAAGGCGCATTGTAAAGGTGTAAATAAAATTGGTGTTCCAGATACATTAATAGCCGATAAAAATACTTTTATATTTGGTATATT